GCTACCTTGATTACAGAACAATCTACCCAACTGTGATTATGACTGGGAAAATCAGCAGCATCCTTCGCAGGAATGTAAACAGCAATCTGATAAACCCAACAGACACAGCCCGGAAAATCCCTTTGATTGAGCTGGCTTCAGACCAAGCTGATTATGGCCCTTCTGTTTCCTATCAAAAGACTGGTGATACAGTTTTGTTGGAAACATCGAGGTTGTGTGAAGCAAATTCTTTGGGTTTCAGGGTTCAATTCCTCCCCCGACAATACAAGTTTATTTTCCGTGTGTACCAGGGTACAAACAGAACATTGGACCAATCTGAGGTCAATCCGGTGTTGTTTTCATCTGACCTTGATGATATCCTTGAATCGGCCTATTCACACAACAAGTCTGAGCTGAGAAACTTTGCCTATGTAGCCGGAGAAGACAGTGGCACCTCTCGCCGGGTTCAGACAGTTGGTTCAGCAACAGGGCTTTCCCGGAGAGAACTGTTTGTTGATGCAAGGGATTTGCAGAGTGAGAAAGAAAATGGAACTGCAATACCAGAAGCTGAGTACAACTCTATGCTGGTTGAACGTGGAAAGACCTCCTTGGAGGACTACAAAGACATAGAATCATTCTCTGCTACCCTGAGGACATTTGGAGTTACAGGGTATGTGTATGGGGTTGACTTCTTCTTGGGGGACAAAGTTACTGTGTATGATAGCAGACTCAAGGTGAGAACAAATGCTGTAATCACAGAAGTGATGAAAACCTTCGATGGGGATGGAGAACGGTTGGACATCACCTTTGGGTATGAACAGCCTACCCTTGCAAATAAGTTGAAAAGGAGGACACAATAATGGCTTATACAAGCGGATTTTTTGATGCTGTAGACCAGGGTGGTGGCGATTATGACCGTGTGTACAGTGCGGCAACTTTTGCTCACTACTTTAGCTTGCTGGTACAAAATGGTGTTTTCCCTGACCCTTCTACTGGTATGCAGGTGAAAGCATCCACCAACCCGGATATGCATGTGAGCGTACAGCCGGGAAGTGGTTGGGTGAATGGCTACTACATTACTGTGGAAGACAGTACCCCTGAACAGTTGACAGTTCCTACGGCCAACCCCAGCTTGTCCCGTATTGACTCTGTTATTATGGGTCTGAACTATGTGGACAGAGAGGTTCAGCTGTATATCAAGTCTGGTGCAGTATCAGCCAGCCCGTCTGCAGTTTCTCTTCAGCGAGACAATGACCTGTATGAGCTGGAGTTGGCTCAGATTACTGTGAGTGCTGGTATGGCAAGCATCACTCAGTCCAGTATTACTGATATGCGGTCTAACACCAGCCGCTGCGGTATCGTCAAAGGGATGATTGACCAGATTGATACTACAGATTTGTTTGCTCAGTATGATGATGCCTTCCAAACCTGGTTTGATGGTATCAAGACTCAGTTGAGTGGGGATGTAGCTACCAATCTTCAAAATCAGATAAATGAACTGAAAACTGGGAAGGTCAATGTGTCTGATAAAGCCACAGATTCTGAGGCAAAAGCTGCTACCAACGACACTCACTGGATGACCCCTGCAAAGGTTGCCAAGGCCATTGGAGCCAATACCTACAAGATTGGGGATATGCTCAAAACGTATCGTACTGACCTTGATAATACCTGGCTTCCCTGTGATGGCTCTGCTGTATCCAAGACCCTATATCCTGACCTATACCAACTCCTACGCAATGGGGGTTCAGTTTCAGCGATTGGTAGGAGTATAGCCCTTGGAGTTAGAGGGCAACTTTTACAATACCCTTATCATAAGCTGGCCCCTCCCGGTCCTTATAGCCAAAAAACTACAGCAAAACCGGGGGTTCAAGCTGTTTTACTGAGGGATAATGATAGTGACTATCCCTATGTGGCCTATAAACTCTCTGGTGAAGATTGGGTGATTCCTACTTCTTACAGCTCTGGCCTCAGAAAATACTCTTCTAAATGTACCCAAATACGGTATCTAAATGGTAGATATCTTATGGCACTGGATGGCGGGTCATCTACGGAGTATTTTGACCTTGCTTACTCTACTGACCTAATAACCTGGAGTTTGGTTAACATAGCCTCGGGCAGTGGGGGAAACATAAGCAATAACTATGACATCTTCCATGTGGAATATGTAGGGGGTATGTATTATGTTTATTATACCTCCTATGCCTATTATTCTGACACTTCTCCTATGGGTCTCAAGTGTGCCTATTCCACCAGTTTGTCCAGTATGGCAACTAAATCTGTTACCGATGTTTCGGCTACTTCTACTGTACTGGTTATCGGGGACTACCTCTACATTATAGATTCTGGGAAGAAAAAAATCTACCGTATTACGGGAGGAATTTCTACTGAATTAGCAACCTATACTGATGAGGTTGGTATCTTTACCGTAAATCCCGGGAGCAATAATACTGCCTGTATGGACCAGGATGGGAATATCTATGTAACCACAGGAGCTGACACCCTTACCATATTTGAAAAAGTATCGGCATCGAGATATAAAGCCAGAACTTATACGACAAGTATTGTAGGAACTGGTAAAGAGTATCTAGTGATAGGTCTTACCCCTGTGGGGGTTACTCTGATGGCCCCAACGGATAACTATTGTTCTTCTGCGAAGGTAGCTATAGTTATGGACATATATGGTACCCTAAATGAGATTGGTGAGGCTAGGGGAACCTCAACTAACTCTACCTATTCAGCTATCTGGATTTCTGAGGACACTGAAGCCTTACTCACCATATTTAATGGGAATGAGGCTTCCAATGGATATGCTAAACTCCAGTCAGACCAATTTGATGTATCCACCCCCAGTTCTTCGGATAATGGCCCTGAGTATATCAAGGCGAAGGAGGGATAACTCATGCTAAAACAACCCAAGCGGGGGTTTTCCCGCCGCACTATAAATGGGGAAGATACCTGGGTACCAGCTTATGGAAACGCAAGGATTCAACAACTGGAGCAGGATAATCTACAGCTATTAGCTGAAAACAAACTTCTCAAGGCTCAACTTCAAGCTCAAACAGACCGGTCTGATTTCATTGAGGACTGTATTGCCGAAATGGCAACCCAAGTCTATGGCGGTGTATGATGAGGAATCTCATATGGTTCCTTTTCATAAATATCTTTTTATCACAAGGAGGAAAAATTATGATGGCAATGTTTTTCGCACAGCGGGTTATCCTGGGCAAGACGGAGTTTGACCAGGTTCCCAAGGCTCTGAAGCAGGGCGTGGCTGAGGTCTTGATTGACAGCGGTCTGCCTGAGCTGGTTCCTGTCGAATACGGCGGCACCAAGCAGCAGTAAACCCAACCGGGGGAGAGCCCAAAAAGCTCTCCCCCACCTTGTAGAAATTCCTGCTTGACTTTTATCCCGGTCTATAGTATGATAGCGAGTGAAAGGAGGAAACTATGAATAAACAGCCTGTTTCATATCTGCAGACTGACCCCCGGTGGAAAAACAAGGACTATTCTGCCAAAGGAGAATCCACAACCATCGGAGCATCTGGCTGCGGGCCTACAGCGGCAGCTATGCTTATTGAAACCCTGACGGGCAAGACCTTTACCCCGGTTGATGCCTGTAAATGGTCTTTGGAACACGGATATAAAGCCCCTCATCAGGGTACATATTATGCGTACTTTGCCCCCCAGTTTGCGGCTCATGGAATCAAGTGTTACCAGCTGAGCTGGACCAATGTGTATCACAAGCCGAATGACCCTGTTCATGACAAGGCTTTTGCTCTTTTGAAACAAGGGTATTATCTGATTGCCCTGATGAAAAAGGGTAACTGGACATCTGGTGGTCACTTCGTTGTTGTCTGGTGGGAGGACAACAAGGTGAGAATCAATGACCCGGCCAGCACCAAAAGCAGCCGCTTGAATGGTGATATCAACACCTTCAGAAATGAAGCCGCCTACTACTGGGTGATTGATGCCCGCAGCTACAATAACCCCAACAAAAAACCTGAGAAGGAGGAAGAAACCGTGCCCACATATACTCATCTCCGGGATGTGCCCCAGAGTTATCGCCCCACCATCCAGAAGTTGATGGAGAGGAAAGCCCTGGTTGGGTACAAAGACCCTGACCCCAAGTGTTTGGATGACAATGTCATCAATGTCACGGAGGACTTCTGCCGTGTTATGACCGTGCTTGACAACATGGGTAAACTTGACTGACAGGAGGGCCTTCATTAATGGACTACATACTGTTTGCTTGCAGTATTGTAGCTTGTTTGATAGGTATTCTCACATTTGTTGTTGGTATGAATGGACGGGCCAAGAATGATGGCATTGTGGTCCAGAAAATCAACCAAGCAATAGAGGGTATCGAGGATTTGAAGTCAGATGTGAAAGGCTTGACTACAAGCCAGCAGTCTCTGGCGCTCCTTGTAAACTCTCACGAGGAACAAATCAAGACTTTGTTCAATATGATGCATTCATCTGATGCCAACACACAAGCTCTGATTACTATCATGGGAACCCTGAAACACATAGAAGATAGAGGTGCATAACAATGAAGCCAGATACTTCAATCCAGCAACTGGATACTCTTCGCAAAGAGAAGGATGCGCTGGACCAGAGCGTGGCCCTGAACAGAATCGTTATGACCATGCTTGAATCCAAAAGGCGGGAGGACTTTTGGCTGAGGATAATCCTCATCATCAGCCTCCTGGCTAACATTGCTATTGCAGGAATTTTCACCTGGTATGAGAGTGGGTGGACAACCACAACAACTACCACCACAGTCACTCAAGACACAGGGGAGGGCTCAGGCAACAATGTATACCAAGCTGGCGAAAATGCCAATTACATTCAAGGAAACTCTGAGGAGGTAACACCGAATGGCGAGGCAAACAGTGACAACTACAACGGTGACCAGAACACGGACACACAGCAGCAAGAGTACGGGAGCAACAGTGACACGCTCCAGCCCATCGGGTAAAACCAGTATTGGTTCAAGTCATAACAGCGGTCAATCCCGTTGCCCTACTTGTGGGAGGTACAAATCAAAGTAAGGGGTGTGTAAATTGAGTATCCATCTGGATACCAGAAGAAGGCTCAAGGACATCCCTGATGTATCACGGTTTGATGACCTGTTAGAACGGTCAACATTAACCGATGAGGACAAGGAAATCTTGCGTTTGCACTATCTCAAGGGAAAAGACTTCAGATACATTGGAGACACCCTGGGTTATGCGGAGGTCACAATCAAGAAAAGACACGCAAAGGCATTTTCCAAACTGAGCAAGCTGTTTTGAAGAAACCCCTGCGCTGCTACGGCGGTGCGGGGGTTTCTTTTATTCTTTTTGTATACTTTTGGCACCCTTCTTGTATACCTCTTTGCTGTCTCCCTATCGTATAATTGAATTGTAAGGGGATGGGCCTTACAATTCAATTATAGGAGGTACAATGTCATGTACGGTCAGCCGACCTACTACCCAAACCCCGCTATGCAGACAGCTCAACAGCGGCTCCAAATGATGGAAGCCCAATACCCCCAGTTTGCTGCCAATCCTGCCATGGGTTATCCTCAGCCTGGGAACTATACATCCAACCCTCAGCAAACAGCCTCTGCTGCTCCTATTCTCAAGGGACGGCCTGTTTCCAATGAAGAGGAAGCAAATGCTGCTATGATTGATTTTGACGGGTCATTGTTCGTATTCCCGGACAAGGCTCATGGAAAAATCTATACAAAGCAGCTGGGGCTGGATGGCAACATTATCTTCCTGAAATACTCCCTGGAATCCGGGGGACAACCGGGAAATGGCCAGAATGCCACTTCTGCTGTGGTCAGTGGCCAGGATATGAGCGAGTATGTGAAGAAGGATGACCTGAACCAGAAATTGGCGGAAATCCATCAGAGATTCAACGGACTGGAACAGAGGTTGCCCGTGAATAACGGAGGGAACAACAGCAAAGGAGGAAACAAGTGATGAGTTTCAATCCAATGCAGATGATGGGCATGCTTATGGATGGGGGCAAAGGTCTAAACCCTATGAACCTAATGATGAGTCAGCTGAATGCCAATCCAATGTTTCGACAGGCTCAGCAGATGGCTCAGGGGAAATCCCCAGAGGAGCTGAAGCGGACTTGTGAAAACCTCTGTAAACAGAGAGGCATCAACTTTGATGATGCTTGGGTTCAGTTTCAATCCCAGTTTTCTGGGTTGAAATAAATCTATTACAAGGAGGACAATTGTATGGGTATGGAATCTGGTAGCGGTCTGTCTGTTGCTGATGCTCTGGCTCTGCAGGACAGAAATACTGACGGCATGTTTGGAGGGGGCAGCGGCACCTGGGTCTGGGTGTTCTTCCTGTTCTTCCTGCTTGCCTGGGGTGGCGGCGGCTTTGGCCTTGGCAACAACGCAGCGGCTCAGGGTGCTCTGACCCGTGCTGAGCTGTATGATGGCCTGAACTACAGCCAGCTGGATAACGCTGTGCGTGGCATCCAGAATGGACTGTGTGATGGCTTTTACGCTCAGAACACCGCCATGCTGCAGGGCATGAATGGGATTCAGAACCAGCTGTGCCAGGGCTTTAATGGGGTGAACAACAACATCGCTGAGAGCCGTTTTGCCACTCAGCAGTGCTGCTGCGAAACCAACCGGAACATTGATGCGGTGCGCTATGAGAACGCACGCAACACCTGCGACATTGTCAATGCCATCAAGGCTGACGGCGATGCCACTCGTGCTCTGATGACTCAGAACACCATCCAGGAGCTGCGTGACAACCTGCAGGCGGCTCAGCTCCAGCTGGGCAACCTCTCTCAGACGCAGACCATCATCAATGCGGTGCGTCCCTTCCCCATTCCCAGCTATGTCACTTGCAGTCCCTACACTGCAGCGAATGGCTATGGAGCTTGTGGTTGCGGCAACGGCTGCGGCTGCTAACACCTGAACGCTGGCATATACTTATGCCCAACTTGAAGGGGAGGGCACACCGCTCTCCCCTTCTATCTATGAAAGGAGCTTTTGTATGAATAATCAGTATGCAAAATCTTGTATCCGGGTATACAACAACACTGCTCAGGCTTTTACAGCTGACCTGACCCCCCTGAACCTGGAAGGAACTCCTGTTGTAAACAGCGGGTGCTCTCTGACCTTGAACACGGCCAGCATCCGGGTTAACAAGTCTGGTTTGTACCATCTTTCCGCTGATGTCACCTACACTCCCACCGCTGCGGGTGTAGCCATCCTTCAGCTGTACAAAGATGGGGTTGCCCTTCCCTGCGCTATTGCTCAGCAAACTGTAGCGGCTGGGGATGTGTATACAAGTCACATCGAAACTGACCTGTGCCTGACTACCTGCTGCGTGAATAGACCTCTCATCACCCTGGACATCAGCGGTGTTGCTGGTACGGTGAACCATACTTGTGTGGGGGCTGTGAAGCTGGCATGAGCAACCAAGGGGAACAATTCTCAATTCTGGATGCAATAGCAATTGTATCTTTTCTTGTTGGGTTGGCCAACTATTCTGAGAATGTTGGTCAAAGCCAATTACAAGAAACCGTAAATGAGGCTGTACTGGACATACACAGTCACCTCAAAGAACAAGATGAGAAATTGAACTTTCTCTTGAACAAACTACAAGAAAAGGAGGACTGAAAGTGGCAAAGCCCAAATCCGTATTCATGGATTATGAGCCCAAAGACTGTAAAGAAGTCTTCAGTGTAATCAATGCCCGGCAAATCACAGCTCTGATGTTCCATAATGAAATGGCTGATTTGTTTGACTTTCTGGGCTTGAGAGGGTTCAAGCGAATGCATGAGTACCAGTATTTTTCGGAATCTGCTGAACATCGTGCTCTAAAGAGATACTACCTCAACCATCACGGTATGCTTCTGCCTGATGAGGAAATTGACCCTGTGGATGTTATCCCGGATGATTGGTATCAGTACAATCGAATGGATGTCACCCCGGCTGTTCGCAAACAGGCTGTTCAGAAGGCAATGGAGCAGTACAAAGAATGGGAGTGTGGCACAAAGGAACTCTATGAGAAGTGTGCCGCATACCTAATGGCATGGCAAAAGATTGCAGACTTTGACAAGGTCAATGAGCTGGTAAAGGATGTTGACATGGAGCTCAAATATCTGGAACGGCTGTGCATTGAGTTGAAATCTGTTGAGTACAGCGCAGACTACATTGCTGTACTTCAGGACAGCTACCACGAGAAATACAAGGAAAAGTCCAAAGACATTGGGGTCAGCATTTGTTGAAACAACCCCAACTGTTTATGAAGATTGGACCAAACAAGTATGTTCCCGTGGAGCGGCCCTGGCCTGACCACGACATCTATGTATGGGATGATTCTCTTCAGCGCATTATTCTCAAAGAAAGGGTTCAGCAGACCCACTAATGAGGTGCCCCCGGTTTCAGGCTGGGGGCACCTTTTCATCGTAGGATGGCCGTAGTGGTGTTTTTAGTCCGGGGGTGGTAGTTATACACCCACCCTCTTTCCGTGCGGAAATAGACTGAGAGGATTGCCAGACTTTCGTGAATCCGGGCCGGGGGCAGGTTTCTCTCCTACTCCCGGCCCGGTATCGGCCTATTAGAGCACCCGGCAGCGGGTGAGCTCAGTCTGCATAATGCCCTTGTACTCATTATGCCCTTTGATGGTTCCCTTCAGGGACACCCGGTCATTGTCAGAAATCTCTTCAGAACTCCCCAGCCACTTCCCGGTTTTCCAGGTGAAAATGTTTCCATCAGGAGCAGTGAGCTTGTACAAGTAGGTATACCCAAACTGGGTGTCCCATCCTGTTAAGAGACGAACGCTGAGGTCATGAAGCTCAATGCGGTCACCCTCAGCCCCAACCCATACAGACTTCTCTTCAGCTTTGTGGGTAAACTCCTGACGGGTTTTGCGCTCCATCTCACGGTTGTACACCGCAACAGCAGAGCAAATCAAACCAAAATCCCGGCCCTCACAAAACTCCTTATGGCAAACAGCCTTCAGGTTGGTATTGTAGCCAAACTTATCAGCCAGAGAGGGCACCCAAGTCAGAATCTGCTCAACACGCTCCTTGTTGCCACGGTGGTTAACATCAAAACCATCTTCCTTGACTCTCTCTTCCCAACCAGTCTGCTGGAACATCTGCTCACGGACGATGTCTTGAGTACTGATTCCAGCAGAATAGGTCTTGGTGTAGCCATACAGCCGAACAGCTTCAACCGCATACTGAAGAACTTCAGACACAGGATAGTAGGGCTTGAAACCGGGGGTGGGCTGCTCACCTTTGATGAGCTCATCGAACCAAGACACATAAGCGGTCACGGCTTCAGCAGACAGACCTTTGGTGAAATCCTTCAGGCAAGTCTTGCCCACCTGCTTGAACTCCCCAGTGTTGGTATTGCGAATCAGGTATGTGTCCTTGCGGTTGCGCTTGGTGTTGCAGTGGTCACAGCGGGTATCAGCAGTGTAATAACTCTCAGGAATCTGAACTTCAGGACGGAAAGAGCGAATGATGTTGATGGGCTTGGAGTGCTCAATGGTAGCAATGAACTCCCAATCACTCACACGGGCCGTTCCAGAAACATCAACGGTGATAAACTTGGCAGTGTGTTTCACTCCGGTTTCCTCATCCCTGACCTGTCTGAAGGTCTCACCCAGCTCCTTGTAGGAGAACTCACAACCATAGGCAGCGCACTTCTTCTGGATATTGGCCAGCTTCTTCTGCAGACGGGGCATATTGTCCTCAAAAATTTCATACAACATTGTTTGTTCCTCCTTGGTGTCGTTCCTTATTTACAGGTCAATCATACTCCCAGATGAATCAAAAGTCAAGCGTTATTTTCAATAGATTTGAAAAATTTTCAAAAGAAAACCCCGCCGTGTGGCGGGGCTGTCTTTTATACAATGTAATACTCAATGCCAACATACTGGGTTGTATCAAATCTGGGGGTTACAACGACATAACCAGTTCCAAATCTGCCTTTGTATTCTTCAACATGACCCTCAGTTTTGCGGCTTTCATAACCTCTACGGCTTGCAGTGTGATGGAGCTTCATAGTGCTACGAATTTCAGAGACGGTCTTCATTTTGTATTCCTCCTCAGTTTGTTTGGGGTTTACCTTTTTTACAATCATGATTATACTCCACCCTCAAACAAAAGTCAAGAGGTTTTTCAAAAGTTTTCTGAAAAATTTTTCAGTGAGCCTCAGCCCCACTCATTACAGCTTTGACATAATCCTCTTTGTCTTTCCAGCATTGTAGTATATCCTGGTCAACAGTCTTGCCTGTAGACATGGTTGCTACAAAGTGATAGTACAAACAAGGGCTTTCCTGACCTGGACGATGTACCCGTTTTCTGGCTTGGTCATACTTCCCCAGAGAATGGTCCAGTGTGTAAAAGATACAGATGTGGGCACGGGTCAAGTCTATGCTTTCAGAGCCAGAGGTGTACTGAACTCCCAATATCCGGGTTTTGCCTTCCTTCCAGTCCTTCAAGGTATCTTCTGAACCAGATACCTCAGAATAACCACAGCCCAGCCTCTCAGCCACTTTTCGTATGGCATACAAGTCTTTTCTGAACTTGGCGAATATGACCAGCGGCTCCTCATCAGGTAGATTTTTCACAAAGTTGTACAGGAATGTTCGCCTGTATGTGCTGATTCTTTTCAGTTCTTTTGTACCATCGTCATACTCAATAGGGAGATACCCACTTGTTACCTGCTGCTTTCGGATAATCATGGACAGCACATTGTTGACTGTCATAAACCCTTCCCCAAGCTCAACAGCACCCTCTTTTGCCAACTCCCTGTACACTTCCTCAGTCTTTTGGTCCATAGGGACTTTGACAACCATACGGGTTGTTTTTGGGAGTTTAACAGTTGACTTCATGTAAAAAGCACAACTGAACATTTTCTCTCTCAGTCTGTCCAGGTTTTTGTATGGTTCCTTCTTGTTCAGTATCGGGAAACCAACCCTGGAGCTGAGTGCTGTATCTACATTCTGGTATTCCTCACAAAATGCGTAGTAATTGGTGCCAAATATTGCTGGGTCAAGAAACCTGTACTGCGCATAGACATCCATGGGATTTTCTGCCAACGGAGTGCCCGTGAGCAGGTATCGGTGTGGAACACTCCTTCCTAACCGGGCAAGAAATCTGGAACATTTGCTACTGGGGGACTTAATTCTGTGGCTTTCATCACAGATAACACAGTCAATCCCCAACTTTTTGTAGAATAGCATCTTGTCCAGCGGTTTTCTCCAGACTGATTCATAGTTGCATATGAATATCAAGGGCTTGTCTTTTGGCTGTTCCATAGCCAACTGAAGGGCTTTTTTCTTCCCCTCCCAGTTCAGTTTATGTAGTTGGATTATGTTACCATACTCCAGACTTGAATGGAGTTTGATTTGAGGGGGCCAAACATCACAGGGCTTTTTCGGAGCTACAACCAACACACGCTTGAATCCCCGATTGATAACCAGGTCAATCATAATCTTGGTCTTGCCACTCCCTGGCTTGGTGTATAAGGCAGCTGCATCCCTGGGATACAAGTATTCCAAAGCCTTGAGCTGATGTTCCCAAGGTTTTGTCTTCATTGTAAATCCGTGAACAACCATAGGCTCACCTCCAATCAGGAATATCAAACCAAGACAAGCAGTTGTTGTCCTCAACCCTTTCTTCATAACCAGGGTATTCTTCCCAGTCAAAAGAGAACAACTTGTAAACCATAGCCATGCTGTAAATAACCCCAACAACACACCCGGCGTTCTTCCATTTCCTCAGCTCAAGTCTTTGCTTTTTACTTGCCTTGTACTTATGGTCAGGGGTTTTCAACTCCAGCTTGAACATCCTGCCATGGAAACAACCGTTGATATCAGGTCTGCCCGATTGTGAAGCATTTCCTGAGACATTCTCTGCTTTACAACCGGGCAGCTGATTGAGGTAATCAAGTGCACGGCTTTGAAATGTAGATTCAAGCCCCACTTGTATCCCCCTCTGTGAATTTGAATGCGGACATGCCGCAAATCGGACAAACAATGTCGTGGTCATTCTCTTGACCGCAGTTGGTGCAAATCCGTCTCACCCCACCGGGTCTGTATACGGGATTCTTTAGTCCTTCATAGAACTTACAGAGCTTTGCAGCACAGCTGTCACACAGCTCCTGATTGGAAATAGCAGAACAAGGGGCATGCTCAAATGTAAATCCTCTTGATGTCTGGGATGGGAGAAGATTGAGCACCATGAAATCGTTCTTGTCAATCTTCTTGCCACAGCAATCACAAAACCGTTTTACAGACATCATGCTCACCCCCATACAAGATTGACCGGGGCAAACTCTGATACATCTGTCTGGACAAAGAGGGCTGCGGAGCGGTCATCAATGTACATATTGGCAAACACTTTCCGGGTATCACCGCCATAGTATGCTTGGACTTCAGGAAGGTTTTCATTCACCGCATCAAAGGTCAGGCCCCGCTCTGCACAGAAGTCCACCGCATCCTGAAGCATAGTTTCTGTTCGGCAGCTCCAGAGGATGATTTTCCAACCCGCAGCTTGGTAAGCAGACACAGCTTTCCAAATCACAGGGTTGACTTCCCCAATCTCAGGGAACTTGTTCTCAACCAGTGTTCCATCAAAGTCCACCGCAAGGATGGGCGGGAACAGCTCTTTCTCATTGTACTGTGTAGATTCAATCATTGTCTTTGTAAATCCCTTTCCATGTGTGTTGATACCCAAACCCTGACCCAACCTTGATGGTCTGTAGCTGACTTCCTCAGCAAATGGGGGTATGCGCTGCTGTACTTGTCCAATACAAGCTCCCTGAGAATGGTTATGTCCTTGGCGGTTGTCATGGGTAGGTCAATATTGAAGTCCTCCTTGGCCCATTTGGACACAAAATCAGCCATCTCAAACCGCTCTATCCCCATGGTGCCAACGAACTTCAAATACAAGTCCTTGGGGGCATAACAGAGGTGTTCCCAGACCAGCTTGTCCCTGTTCTCATCAAGAACTTTTACAAGGAACTTGATAAGCCCTTCCCGCATGATACCACCCCCGCCTTCAGTTAGCAGATGCCTGAGGCAGCTCTGCGATGTTTTTCTTGGCTGCTTCGTAGTCTCTGGAGTACATATGGAGAGAGCCGGCATAGTGGATGTAATGGCCAATCTCAACACCCAGCTCCATGGCCATCAGCATCTGGAGGAAGCAAAAGTTGAACATATCATAAGGAACCCCCATCCAGATGTCATTGGACCGCATATGGGTGGACAGGTTCAGCTTTCCGTCCCGGATGAAAAACTGAAGATACACAGTGCAAGGTACGTCTTTGGTGGGCTTGTTACTAGCATCCTTGATGTGGATAACGGCCTGACGGCTGTTGGGGTCTTTTCTCAACAGTTCCTTCACATACTCCCACTGGTTGAACCCGAACTTGTCAAAGATTCTCCAGCCGTATGCAGAGTTGTTTGTCTCACCGTCATCAGAGATGTCAGCCCACTTCTTGGCAAACCGGGAAATGTCCTGAACCCGGTTGGAACCAGAGAGATACCAGGCCAGCTCACCCACAGCATACCGCATAGGCATCTTGCGAATGGGGTTGCTCACGATGTTCCGTGTGGGGTCTTCAACACAGAAAACCGCATCACAAATTTCTCCAACCACGCCCCCATCTCTGGAGTCAGCGTTGTATCCTTCCTCAGCCTGAGCCTGAAGAGCGTTGAACGCTTCCAGCCAAGCGTCATTGACGGTTCTTCCCTCAAATACTGCAATCATGTTAAACCTCCTTGATATCAATCCGGATGGTGTTTTTCACCCGGTATACAGTGATGTTCCCTTTTGTGAGTCTGTCAGCCATACCCTTGGAAATAATGTCCACAGCCTCAGTCAGCCATTTGGTATCAATCTTCATTGGGTTTATCCTCCATAGAACGTTCCCACTGCCGTTCAGTCAGCTCCATAAGAGCATAATTGGCGATATCCATCAGGGTGTCCTCAATCTTTTCGTCAGACACCTTGCACTCATATCCGGGCTGAATGATGGTATCCAAACGGTTGAGCTTGTCAAACAGTCGCATACACACAAAGTTTGGGTATCTCTTTCTGAGCTGAGAGAAAGAATCACCATAGTCAGCGTTCTTATTCTCGTACAGAGAGTGCGTGTTGTCACACAGCTCCTTGTGAATCTGAATCTTGTCCATATCAATTCACCCCCGTTGAGCCCCAGCCGCCTCTACTTTTGTCAAGAAGGTGCTCAACCTCTCTGAATGTGAGCTCAGGCTGAAGCGGGTAAATCATAAACTGACAGATGCGGTCATTCTTGTTCAGATGAACATCCCTGGTAGCATAGGCAAAAAAGCCCCAGATGTCCTCATCCCCACAGAAGGAGTTTTCAAACACCCCAATGCTGTTTGCCTGAAGTAGACCAGTGCGCTTGAATGTACTGGAGCGGGGTGCCAGGATAGCTCCATAGCCATCAGGCAGTTTCATAGAGATGCCCAAACTGATGGGCTTGGACTCACCTGCTTTCAGGTCTGTATCCTCAGCCACTCGCAGGTCTACCCAATCACCAATGGGCACCTTTTCCGGCAGCTGTACATCAGCGTGTCTTTTGACCAGAATCTCCATTGTTACCTCCTGTATTTGTCCACGGTCTTGAGAAAAGCCGGCAACATGTTCTTCTTTTTAACCTTGGCAGAATTTACCTTGATAGAGGTGAACCCAGCGTTGGCAAATTCAGCCACATTCCTTGCCACAGTATTCCACTTTCCTGCCACCGCAGCTTCATTGATGGGTTTACCCCCATTGCGCTTATAAACACGGCTCAGTGCCACATCTACGGGTGGGAGGAGGGACACCACGATGACCTTCAGCTGCTTCTTCCCGTAGTAATCCTCAACTTCATGGAACAAGTCAATGTAAGTTGAGCGAATAGTGCTGGCCATGATACCCTCCATGAGCACATCGTACTCAGGAAACCCGTCAAGAGCAGCAAACAAGGTCAACTTGGTGACCGCATTGTTCTTCAAGGTATCCAGGCCACCTGTTTTGTTGAAGTATGTTCCCAAGGCAACCCAGCCATAGGAAGGAAAGACGGTGATGGCACTGATTCTCTTCCCGTCACTCCCCACAATCTCGTGTACATACATCTTGGGGTCATCCATCATGGACATGGGGATGGTAGACTTTCCAGCCCCATTACAACCCCGGACATTGACCAATACTCTACTCAACCCCAGTCAACCCCTCTCTCAGCCACAGCTTTTTTCTTTCCGGGCGTATTCCATCCCAATCATGGAACTCTCCAAGAAACCGCTTATCAAACATCTGTTCTCTGAGGTCAAAAGCCCTATCCCAAATGTACTGAAAGTCAGGCAATATATGCTCATACTTTCTCAACACACCCAGCTCTCTATCATGATGAAATCCACCATAACGGGCTGCTTTGAATAGGTTTCTGAAACTACAGATTTTCCCAATGAATAGGTTGATGTCATTGTCTTGTTCAGGGTAAACCTTCTCAATTCTTTTCTGAACAGTCTCAAGTTTCTTGGTCAAGAGCTTTTCTGACACAGGCAGTTTCCCGGTCTTGTCATACTCATTTGCTTCCTCATCGTAGTAGAATATGTTCAACAACCCAGAGGTGAGGTTGCTGCACTTTTTCCAGTTTAACAGGGAGGGCTCAGTCAGTTCCACGCCCAGATACTCACCCAAATACAAGATTGATTCCATGAACAGGTCTGCCGCAAATCTGCCTGTATAGGGGAGGGCAGAAACTGCATTGAATACCCGTCTGTAATCTTCCACAGGGTCACCCTGAATCAAGCCTCTCAGCCAATCATAGGGTCTACGGTGTGTGGTTCTGATAAAAGCCTCCATCAAGGTTGGAAACCAATCCATATTCTTTGCATACTTTCGGGATGACCCAAAGTCAAGTACAGGTTTAGTTTCCTGCCAAAACCTCTGGCAATAGTCCTTCACTGTTCTTGGGGTCAGGCTTCTCCAATCAAATAACTCCTGCAACAGCATACAAGTTATCTCATTGTATGTAGCCGACATATACCAACACATCATGACAGCATCATCACGGTCTGGTACCCAGTCAACAATGTAGTTCCCCATAACCCGGTAATGGATGCTTGGGACTTCATGTTGATACTCAACAAACTTCCCCATTCTCCAGTCCCCGCCTGTATCACCTGGTATATGATACAAGTCCATACAAGCCTCCAGAAATCGGGGGAGGGGGCCGCAGCCCCCTCGTGCCCGTCAGTCAAAACGGTAAATCAGATGGGGGCCAGCCGATAACATTTCAATCATCGTCCTCTTCCCAGTCATCGTCTTCATCGTCATCCTCATCCTTGGCTTTCTTCTTGGACTTGGCAGAGGACTTCTTGTTGGACTTGGCGGGGGCAGCTTTCTTTCCCTTCTTGGACTTGACAGGGGGTTCATCTTCCTCCTCATCATTGTCCTCGTCATCGTCCTCATCGTCCTCATCGTCCTCTTCAGGCTCAGGACGCTTCTTGGACTTCTTGGCAGGAGCAGACTTGGAAGCAGCCTTTTTGCCCTTCTTCTTGGGGGCTTCTTCCTCCTCATCATCTTCCTCATCCTCATCGATGTCTTCATCTTCGTCATCGATGTCCTCATCCTCATCGTCATCCTCACCAGGCTTGATGTAGGAAGAAATCTTGGCCCGCTTCTGTCCATTGTACTCATCATGGATGACATCGATGATACACACCTTGCCCTCCATCTTGTCCAAGTCCAGGGTCAGCTTGCCATTGGACTTCATGCCAACCGCATCCAGGAAACTTTTCAGCTTCCACAGGGCCTTTTCGGTCAGGGAGAAAGTCTCAAAGACGGTGTTGCCCTTGGCACTGCCCTTGATGACCTCAAACTGGGCCTTGATGCAGTCATCGCCGCTGCCCTGCACCTCACCCATCTCAGCTTTCTTCAGCTGAGCCAGCCACTCTCCTTCAGGGCACCGGGTGAAACTCTCAACACCTTCCATGTTGACTTTGACTTTTCTGCTCATTGCTTGGTTCCTCCTGTAATTGTTAAATTATTCCACCGCACCAATAATCTCCATGAACTTGTCATAAGTGGGATTGATGATGCGTTTGGGGACTTTGATTGAGGGGTCAATCTGGAGCTTGGTCCAGTAATAGGGGTTGGGGCCTATGTCAGCCGCATACTTGACCACTTCTTTGGTACTGTTCCCCTTTGTAACCTCTTTTGTAATTTTGGTGGTATGGATACCATAGTTGGCCATACCCTCCAAATAGGTGCGGGCACCCTTCGACACAGAAGGGCGGATGTCCGGGGCAATCTCATCTTCCATGCCTTCGATTGCGTCTGTACTCTCATGACAGGTCAGGACAACAATGTGTCGTTTCGCAATCTTGTGCATGGCCTTGATGACTTCTTCAGTCTCAGTCTTGAGTTCACCCCAAAGCTGCTGTGTCATCTTTTTATTTTTGCTGATGACATTCTGGTCTGTCCACTCATTGACCAGAAGAGAGAAAGTGTCAACGACAACTGTCTTGTATTTCTTGTCTTTGAGCAGCTCTTTTGCAATGTCCTTGAGCTCTTTGACCGTGGAAACGGATATTGCGCTGATACCTTCTACATGGGCGATGGTATTGGAGCCATCATCACCAATCTGAAGATACAGAAGGGGCTTGGGGAAAGTGGAAGCAACATAGGTCTTTCCGCTGTTCGACTTTCCATACAGCACCCAAAGGTTGCGTTGACCCAATTCCTGGATGTCAACCGCTGAATCTAACAAGGCCATTGGAATCCTCCTTGTTTAATCGTCTGAAAACAGAGAACCCAACAGAAGAGTGCTGAGAAGAGTGCCCAAATGCTTGGTGTACTCGCCAGCTGCCTCCTTTTCTTCTTTCTCCATATGGGACTCAATGTTGTCCAAAATCATGGGAACAGTCTTTTCCTGCATAGCTTTGACCAAAGTAATCTGTTCCAGGGTATTGTCAGCCCCCTCCAGAATTTGGCCAACGCCAATTGCTCCTTCAGGGACAGTTTCGTCTTTACGGGTATATAACCCAACAAAAAAGCGGGGTTGAATCACCATTGTCTTCCCAGTGTTGGGGTTTTCAATAGTGACCTTGAGGGGCATAGGGGTTTTCTCCTCAGTGTTCTCTCTCTTTGAAGTCTCTGCCGATGACATATTGTACATCTCCTCCAGTCATTTCTGTATAGCAAATATCATGGTATGGACACCAGGAACAGTCCCGTGTTACATTCCGGGTTTTGTTCTTTTCTCCAAACCTGATAATCTGCTTTGCTGTGTACAAGTACCCATCCCAAATCACATCTACCATAGCTGGGTCAATATCTAACTCAACTTGGAAGAAAAACTCAGGGATGTTGGACTTGTATTTTTGTCCCTTCTGGACAATCTCTGGGTCAAGAATCCCGTGTGCTTTGCAGGCCCTTTTCCAGCTCATGGGTGTAATCTTGGTTGATGCGGCCTCACTGAATCTTTTCGACTTCTCAAGCCAAATCGGCTCAGCTGCAGGTGTTGAACGGATGTAATCCCATTTTACCTTGTCGGGTAAAATACCCCTTAAAAATTGGACTGCTTTCGCATACAAGCACTTTTGTGTGTTCATAACCAAAATGTCCATATTGGGCTTATTGGAGAAAGTCTTGTGTTCACCAACAGTTATGGACTTTACACCGCTGTGCTTCAGCAAATACAGCTCATCAATCTTTCCTACAAAGACTATGGGCTCACCCTTACAATCACCAACATCAAGCTCAAACTCATGTTCTGTCACTTGGGGTTGCCTCACTCCTTTGTACACCCGTCTGTAGTCTTTGAAGATGTTGAAGAGGTCATCAATGTAGTTCTCACCCAACTCTCCCTGCCAAGATGCTGGCATTTCATAGTAGGTATCTTTGATGGCTTCTTTGGCTTCTTTCAAGGCTTCAGGCTCATTACGGAGTTCAAGGAGCTTGTGGAAATCCGTCCCAAAATACAATGGGCGTTCAGGCTTCTTCTTCTCCAATCTTCGTACATACCTCAGCCAATGCTGATACGGGCAATGTAAATAGGAGCTTTCCCTGGAGTAGCTAATATGTATTTCACTCATCTCCTATCTGTTATGTTTTATGTGGATTCACGGCAGCGTTGGTGATACACCTTTATAACCGAATAGGCACAGCCACCATTCGTAACTTGGCCATCAGTTACCGCTCATTTAAGGGAGGCCCAGTTCTGTCCTTCCCTCCACATTTAAGGGGGGTTCCCTGTGGAGTAAACTGTGGGTTTGTCCCGGATTGTCTCACCGTTCCACAGCACAATCTACTTTGGCATACACCGTTTCAAACTATGCTCCACAGGGAACCCCCCTTAAATCCATTTAACTGGCCCAAATAAACTACTCACACAAATCCAGATGTATAGCCGTATGATCCATATCGAGGCTTTTCAACTGCCATCGCCTCTGGGGTATTCGGCTTCAGCTCTATGGGCCAGATAAAGCTATACAGCCAAGGCATAATGGCCCATCTCGGCAGTAATACATAAATAACTATAAGGGCCACCACCTTTCAGGAGAGCCTATTGTATTTTCCACCATAGAACATCTCCCCTTGACTCTGCGTTTATACGGGCTTGTCACCGTTGATTTTGGCCAGGAACCATAATCAGCCGCATTAAGGGTGGGGGCAACCGCCCCACCCGTATTCAGTTCAGAAGATATGACAATCAGTCATCGACTTCCTCAAACTCATCGTCATCATCGTCATCCGCAGCTGCCTTCTTGCCCTTCTTGGCAGGCTTCTTGGACTTCTTTGCGGGCTTCTTGACAGGGGCAGGCTCATCGTCCTCATCCTCGTCATCGTCCTCATCGTCCTCATCGTCCTCTTCAGGCTCAGGACGCTTCTTGGACTTCTTTGCGGGCTTCTTGGCTGCCTTCTTGGACTTCTTGGGGGCCTCGTCCTCATCGTCCTCCTCATCGTCCTCGTCAGCCTCATCCTCAACCTTGGTCTTGGCCTTGGTTGCCTTCTTGGTGGACTTACGCTTGGCACCGGCAGTGGAGGGGGCCACGAAACTGCCATCATCAGGGATGATGCTGTTGGCATACTTCTCCTTGCCTTCCTCGACATTGACCTGCTTGCCGGTCTTGCGGTCGAACACCATCTCATCACCATTCTTCTTCAGCACAGTGATGGTTTTCTTGGTGGTGCTGGCCACGGGGAAAACACCCAGCTTGATACCCGTGAAACCCTTCAGAATGACCTTGTCGCCCTTGTTCATTTCCAGCATTGTAGTACACTCCTTAAAAATTTTTATTGTGGGAGGGCTTCTGGTGTTCCCTCCTGCTTACATTGGTATCATACCCTATCTTCAATCAAAAGTAAAGGGGGAATTTTGAGCCATTTTCACAAGGTTTTGCTCAATTATGGCTCAGTAGCTCACTTTTCCTCTCGATTGCTCACTATATCGTAAATTTTCACAAATTTTAGTGTGTGCCCCACGGCCCCCATCCTATATCGACATCCAGAGGGACACGGAGCTCAACCCCAAAATCATCCAACACTTTCGGGTGTTTCATAATTCGTCTGATGGTTTCATCAACATAGTCTTTGTCTTCAACCCTACACTCACCAATAATAGAGTCATGGACAGTTGCTCCAATCCAAGCAATGCCTTTGAGCTCCTTATTGATTTGAGTTACTGCGGAAATCAGAAGGTCAGAACCAGAACCCTGAACCGGGGTGTTGATGGCTCTACGTGCTGCGCTGGCTCTCTCCCATTTGTTAGGAGAGTATATGAGAGGGAGGCGGCGAAACCGTCCAAACATATTGGATACACCACCTTGCATCTCACACAAGTCCTCCTGCTCCTTGTGCCAGGGGAGAAGTCTGGCATACTTGGCAAAGTACAGGTCACGGATGTGCTTTGCTTCAGCCAGGGTGAATACCTGCCCATAGCTGTCCAAAGCATATTTGACGAATTTTTTGGCTTGCATACCATACAAAAATCCAAAGTTGACTGCTTTTGCCTTGCCTCTTTCCTCTTTGGTGGGCTCTCTCCCATTTGTGAATAGCTTTGCAGTTTCTGTGTGAATATCACCATCATGTAGATAGATATTCAGCATGGTTTTATCCTTTGCATAATGCGCCGCAATACGCAACTCCAGCTGAGAGTAGTCTGCTTCAAACAGAATCATACCTGGGGCACCGCTGAACAGGCCTCTGATGTCTTTTGTCCGGGGGACTTGCTGGAGGTTGGGACTGTTACAGGATGTTCGGCCTGATACCACATTGGTCAGATTGAAGTTGGGGTGAATCCTGCTCTCATAGCAGTCATCTTTCCACCGATTCAAGAACATCTTATTGCGGGTGGCAGCATCCTTGTACTTCATCAGAAGGTTTGGGAGCTCATACCCCTTCATAGCAAGCTCCTTCAACACATCCGCTGCGGTGGATGGGGCACCCTTCCTGGTCTTATAAATGACTGGCATACCCTCCAAATCGAAGAAAGCATGGGCCACTTGCGCAGAGCTATTCCAGTTGATATCATAGTGTGATTTCAGCTCTTTGAGCAGTCTCTTTTCTTCCTCATTATACTTCTTTCTGACCACATCCAATGAATCCAGGTCAAGGTACAGCCCATTCCGTTCAATGTCCCGGTATGCTCTGTAAGCAGGTCTCAAAAGCTCTCTGTAAATCTTCATAGACCGCTCACTCATATTCTTGTGAAAGTACTGATACAGCTTCCAGGTGTACCGAACATCACATTTCAAGTATGGTACAATGGTTTCTCGTACACCACCCAGTTTATCCTTCTTCTTGATGTCCCAGTCAGGCACTCCCAGGTAGGCTTGGGCCATCTTCTTCAGGCCATGTTCCGCAACCAGGTCATAAGCGGTGCCCATCAGCATCACATCTTCGTCAATAGGGATTCTCAGCCCCAAATGGTGCTCTATGAACAATGTATCAAATTTACCGTTCTGAAACACTGTCCGGGCTTTCTCCTTCCTGATATGTTTGGCCACATTTCTGAATTTTCTCAGGTCATCCTCATTGGATGCATCATATATCAACAGCTTGGATACGGGGCTGTCAATATCTTTTGCCAATCCAACACCAATCCAGGTGATTTTATCCTTGTACCGATTCAGGCCTGTGGTCTCAATATCAATTGTGGCAAAACCATAACTCATATGTTGACCTCCTCAGGCTTCTTGAAGTTACCTTCTTCATCAAACAGCTCATTATACCAGGCTTCAATGTCTATGCCTTTTTCCTTGAGCTTGTAACGTTCCGGGTAAAGGTCATCCAGCTCATAGCACTCTCGCATGCGCAAGTGTTCAGCAAACACATCCAGGTAGAACTGCTTCAGGCGTTTCAGCCCCCAGCCGTATTTCTTATGGAGTGTCCAAAGATACATGGTGTCCATATCAAGGGTGAATGCCTTGTCTGCAACTAAACACTGTTGATGAATCTCATGCATCATAGCCTGTTCCCCAGCCCCCTTCAGGGCCACACTCTTAATGTCTGAGGGTTTCATCAAATAGACGGGTTCAGCCTTGGGGAGTTTCCCCTGACGCTCCAGTTTTCTGCGTTCTCTGCGGTTCACTTTTCTCCCTCCTTGGGCTTGAATCCCTTTTTACAGCTGTTGAACTTGTGCAAATACTTCCTCCCATATTTGATGCACTTTCCAATATGAGGGGAGGCTTCAGAAATTGACTTCCAATAGGCACATTCTTCACAGGTTTTACATCCAGTGCGCTGCTCCCGCATGATGAAGAAATCCTCCAGCATGTGTGCTATGGACATAACCTCTTTCCAGGTCGCTTTTCGCTGATTGGGGTTTCCTTTGGATACAACAATACCCTTGTTGGGCTCTTGCTCAATCTTTTCATACAGAACATTGTAAATTGCAACAAAAACCACATCCAGGTCTGTTACTGGCTCATCAATTGGCTTCAGCGTCCCAATTTTTTGCTTCAAGTCTTTCTTCACCATCCTTACAGAAAAACATCGGGTCACGCTTCTTCATATCCTTGCTACAGGCTTGAAATACCTGAGCTTTGAATGCATTTGTCTTTTTGTACTTCTTGTAGAATTTGCATTTTTTGCAACGGACAACCTTGTCTATATCCTCAGTATGGAAATCTCTATACAGCCATTTGGACACTTTGTCCAGAGCATCAGCAACTTCCTCAATGGTGGCCTTTTCCCCGGCTGAGTTGGTAAAGCTCTTGCCAGGGTTTTCTTTGGCCATTTTCTTCAGTAGCTTTACAGCCAATCTGTAGACATCAACCTGCTTCATTGGTATCACCTCCACAGGTATTATAACCGACATCAGCCAATAAGTCAAGCACTAAAATTTTCTCACGCTGGCCGTTCCTCCTCAGCTCCACTCTGAGGCCAGCTTTGGATGGGGCTGGCTTGATAATGTGTCCATCAAGGTTACACACCAACCCTTTTTGGTTGATGAAGTACACCCCATCATAACCTGGGATGGGTGTCCAACTCCCATCAGACAGATTTACAGTCAAGTCAATCACCCCCTCTTCAGCCCAATTCCCAACCACAGATACTCTCGTGATTTTCCATCCCTTGCTTCCTTGAACCCCTGAGAGCGGATGTTTCTCATGAATGAGTGCTTCTTGCTGTTTTCCCGGCCCGTATCCACACAAAAACGGCAGTATGCCTCATACAATGCGTTCTTTTCCACAGACATCCCGGAGCCAAGCTCACACTGTTTAGCAATGAAGGCATGAATGCTATCAGAATCCTGCCGCAGTGCTTCCACATACTTGTCGCTGGTAGATGTACGGGGGATGTCTTTCGCAGGCAGAAGGTGAAGCAAGTATGGAATAATCTCAGACACGCCCTCCTCACTGCACAAATCATTGACATAGTCATTGTTCAAAAACAGCTCATTGTTCATGAACAAAATCCTCATACGCTTGTAAAAAGCATTGGACTTTTCCTCCAGCTGAAGAGGTAGCTGGTTGAAGCTGAAAATCAACTTACAGAATGGCACAAAGAAAAATGGCTCTTTCCCCTTCTTCTCGTGCATAATCTGGTCACCGCCTGTAATCTTCTTCAGATTTTCAATAGAAGACAACGGCAAAGATGAGTTATCTGCACAAGAGTTCAGCAGCCGATTGTACAACTGAGACGGATAAAACCGCATGTTCAATTCATGCATACTCAGAGAGGATACATTTTGCTTCCCAACCAGGTTTTCAAAAAACCGAATCAACACGGATTTACCAGTGTTGGACTGACCACAGAGAATCATGAATGTTTTCAACCCGTAGTCCAAGGTGAGACAATAGGCCATGTATTTGAGCAACATCTTGATATCCTCTTTGGGCAGATTGGTTTTCTTGAAGAAGTCATACAGCCGGGTTTCCTTGAATGGCTTATACTCTCCAACCGGGTGTGGGATTTGAAGTGTCTGGAGGTATTTGCTATCATGGGGCAAAAGCTCTCCCCGCTCTATGTCCCATACACCATTCTGAAAATTGATGAGGTTTTTGTCATGGTTCAACTCAGCTGTAGTCCGCTGAAGCCGAACATCATCACAAATCAGCCTGAAACACTCCATGATGCGGTTTTGTGTAATGAGTGTATCTACAACAATCATATCCTTTATGGTGTTTCGGACATGACTGCTTGCTTCTACATACACCCCATCCCGGTATTGGTAACACTCCCCACCCAGTACAAAGATGTCCCCCTTGTTCACAAAGTAGTCACAGATAGCTCTATGGTTGATATTTGTGGGAACTCCTTTTGCGCTGTAAATCAAATATGGGTTATCAAACTGTTGTGATGCCTCGTACTTGCGAGTGTTCTCAACAATCTTCTCCAGCTCCTTCTCGTCCATAGGGTCGGAGAATATGATGCTGTTGATTACATCTGCCATTTCCTCAATCTGCTCATCTGAGGCCCCTCTGTTCTTGTAGGTCATAAGGTGAGCAAACAAGGTTGCATTTCTTCCATCCCCATCCTTCAATCCCAACAGGCTCTCCTTGCGATTTACCATAGGGGTGAACTCCTGTGGCAGCTCTGCAATTTTATGACACTTGTTGAATCGTCTACCATCAGAGCCAAATGGCAGTATGACATAGCCTTTATTGGCACAACGGAAATCGCACTTCAACCCACAAGGGAGAACCATTCCAACCCGCTGAGGGTACTCCTTGTCACATTTGAAATACAGATGAAGCCCTTTTGGGGTCTGAGCCATAAGGGTTTTGAGGCCCAGCCTCTTCACCACTTTCATGGCTTCTTCTTTCCCTTCATCTATGTCTACAACTATGTAGCCAGACCGCACCCACCAGCCAATCTGTCCTCCAGAAAATAGGTGAGCATCTGCGGCCTTTTCATTCACGATGGAGTTGTCCAACCGCTTCTTTCCCATACAACGCACATAGCTGTCTTGACCAATGAGGGAGTCAAACTCACTCAGCTTCATGCGTTATTCCTCCTCAGCGGGTTCAAACAAACTCCCATCTGTCTCAACGCACTTTCCGCAACGCTCTCCAGGCTTGAGATTTTTGAAATCACCCCTATGGGCACAACCTCCACAGGGTAATGCTTTCTTGTAGTTACTGTGTTCAGGTCTACAACCATAGCAAGGCCCAACTGTTCTGGGGTTGGTCACATAAGCACAGCCCTGGCACATCTCCTTGATAGGGAGCTGACCGGGGACTTCCCTGTCTACGGTTGTCTGCTCCATACTGTTAGATGTATTCAGCCATCTCTCCAACCGGGAAATCTTCCCGGCAATCCTATCCCCAATGTCCACAGGAGTTAGACCAAAGATGTTGATAACATGGTCCAGAACAATGAGAACATCAGCCACCTCATCTACAGCCTTGTCATGGAGCTCATCCTGAGCCTTTTCCCGGGTCTTATATCGAGGATACTTGGAGCAGACTGCAGCCAGCTCACACAGCTCCTCAGTAGATACCAGAATTTGAGCCGTGTCCCCATAGGTTTCTCTGGCTTTTGCCAGAACTTCTCGCTGCTTTTTGTTAATGAATCTTGTCACATCCATTGATGAATTCCTTTCTAATAAGGTGGGGTGGGTATCTTATACCCCCGGACACTTAAAATGGCACCTCGGCCATTCTACTCATCCGAAAATGGTCACCTGTCACTCGTGTCCTCTTTCCAGTCCGGGATATAGGTGCAATCCACACCAAAGCTCTCAAACATGGCAGAGGTCTGAGGGCTGATACGGGCTGTGCCCCCGTAATACACGTGCTTGATACCCGCAGCAATGATGGCTTTGGCGCAGCCCTCGCAAGGGTATCTGGTAACAAAAATGGAACTGCCCGCAACAGAGTGACCTGCCGCAGCCGCACTACAGATGGCATCAATCTCGCTGTGGATTGCACGGCAATCTTCAGGGTTTCTGTGGTTCTTGCTATCCTCCCCATACTTCTCCACACGGAGGCAGCCACGGGGTGTCTTACACAGGTCAGGCACAGCACGATTAGCGCCCAGGGCAATCACCCGCCCCTGATTCATGATAGCAGATCCAACAGCAACCTTCCTACAGCCACTGAGCCCGTTCGCATAAAGCTGAGCCATATCCAGGCAGTCTTTCCAGGTTAGACTTCTCAATTTGTTCATTGTTTCTTGTTCCTCCCTTTGATAATCATATAGATACAGAGGGGCCAAGCAATAGGCCAAATCAGGCCAACAGTCAAGGCAGTCTTGATTCCCTCTTTTGACTCTGTTCCTGTTATGAGGGCACACAGAATAACAATAATCATTGATAGCAGGGCACCCTCAACATACCAATACAGTATATCAATCATGCCCTGTACCTCTTTCTGGGTCTACCCGTACCATCTTTGGCCCGTATATACTTGGACAACTCACAGAAGCAGTTTTCCAGGGACATTACATTGAAGCATCTGTCCTCTTCAGGCAAATCCCAAAATACCCGTTTGGCATCCCAGTCTTTTCCCAGCTCCTCAACAAACAACCTGTCCAGGTTATCCCTCAGCCAAAACAGGCACTCCTCATAGGTCATCCCATCCCGGTTTTCAAACAGATAGTTGAGCCCCATGACACAGCCAGGGCCAGCAACCGTGAATTCATTCTCCGAAAACGGGAACTCAGCAATGTAGGTCATGTCCACGTAAAACTGGTATGCCAGAAAACGGCCAATGCCATTATAGTCCGTCAGGGTCTGATAGACCTCCTGCTGATTGACACAAGCCTTGATGTCATCCACCAACCCCTCGTTGATGAGGATTTTGATGAACTTGAGGATTCTCATGGGGGCATAGTCCTCCCCAGTCACCCTCTTCAATGTGTTCTTCATACCCACAGTATGGAATGCTGCGGTGAAGAATACCCGCTTGGGGTCTTCAACCAGGGCTGCTTCAAACAGACTTCTGTACCACTCAGGGTTCCAATCAGGAGTTTGACTGAACTTGAAGGGCATGGAAATCAGCTCAGCCGTTTCGTGCTTATTGTACAAACGGAACAGAATCACATTGAGCAACTTGTCCTCATAAGACAGCTCAGGGTTATTTGCGATATGCTCAATCACCCACTTGCTTTCTTTGTCGTGTTCCCGGCGAATGTTGGTGAAGCGGAAATTCTTGAGCACCTCATCTGTGGTCCAGGGCGGGTCTTTCTTCAGCACATCTTTTCTCAGATGGATTACATATCTGCGCTTGATAAAATTGTACAGGTACAACAGATTGCGCTCATTTAACACAGGCTGAGCTTTCTTGATACGGGTTTTGCTTACACCACAATAGAGTGTATCCGCAGGTTTGTTTTTCACTTTGCTGTAGCCTCCTTATAAGGGCTGGGCAAGCTCCAATCCCAAGCAACTGCATTGCTTGCCCAGGTTGTATAGAAGTAGTTGTGTTTACCATCCCCGGTGAAATACAGGTATTCCTTGGGTAATACCCGGCCAGAATCGTCTCCCTCAGACCAATAGGTGAGTACACTATTGGCCAGCTGAAGCATCTCTTGAGTGATAGGGTTGTTTTCAGAATATCCATTGAATTGAGCTCTCTGTGTGACAACCTCCCCTACAGAATCTGGGTACAAAGGACTGTCCACCCGGTTGAGTACACACCACATAACCGCAGCCTGTTCTGTTACAGAGCACCCACGGGCCTCTCCCCAGGTTACATTGGCCAGATACTCTGCGGCAACATAGTCCACATAAGCCTCCTGCTCATCTTCACAGCGGTATTCATAACCCAGCTCAGCCTCAGCATACTCTTGGAGCTTCAGCTTGTTAACAGCTTGAGTAGCAATCAGTTGTGCGTCCTCTGCCACAGAGATGGCCTGTCTGGTTTGGTTCATGGAAGTATTGAGCAGTTTAACAGCTTTGATGTTCAACAACACTGAGGCCAACAGAAGTCCACAGCAGATGAGGAAAAGAATGCAGTATGGGTTAGTGCGTCTTTTCTTGATGCGTTTTCCTTTGTTTCCAGAATATGTAGTCATTATTTCAATCCTCCATCAATTTAGAGACTAACATATCGGCGGTGTGCGTCCAAAGCACATTGGGAAACTTCCTGATGGCGGCGTCATAACCATCCCAACTATCTGTTTCATAGGCACCCATATGATACCTGATACACAGCCGTTCCTCTTCTGTTAGCTCCATGTGTTGCTCAATCTTACAAACTGAGTCATACCCATGTCCACCAAAACCGCTGTATTGAGGGTTTTTGATGTAAAGCGTCTCAGTTTCGTGCTTGAGCGGGTTCATGTCATGGCTCAGAGTGTACATACCGATTTTGGTCACATCGTGGAGAATACCCACAATAATCGGACTTTCCACCCGGCTCCAAGGCTGTGTCACTCCCTTGTCTCTCATATCCAAGAGCTGAAGAGTGACATTGACACAGTGGTCATACAGCCCTCCCGGATATGCTGCATGAAACCCTCTTGAGGCAGGTGCCCTGAAGAAATCCGTGGTACACAACCACTCATACGGGAACAGCTCAAGCGGAACATTGTTCTTTTCAAGCAGCTTCAGCAAAACCTTCTTGCGCTCCTCCTCAGATAACAAATGCTGTTTCACTAGTGATACCTCCTTTTCTGGCCATTCGGCCTAACGCATATATTATAAGGTATCACCCCCGGAAAAGTAAAGGCCGGGAAACGGGGAGAAAAGCCCGGAAATCACATCATTTCCTCGTGCACTCACAGGCTTTTCCTTCCCCTATCTCACCCCTGCTTCCCTTTTCGTGAAATCCGCCGCCGCATCAGACCTCGATGCGGTTGGCGAACTTCTTGTTGCTAGAGTCAATCTGAATGCCGGTTTCCTTGTCGAACTTCAGCTTGCCCTTGGCGGTCTTGACGGTGATGGTGGTCTTGGTTTCCTTCTCCACCTTGAAGGTACCAATCAGCATACCAGTGAAAGCTCTGACATTGACCAGCTTCTCACCCTCATCCTTGCGGAGATTGATGCGCTCACCATCAACAAAGTTACTGTGACCGGGCTTGCGCTCAGGAACAGCGACCAGTTCCTCAGACACCTCATAGCCATCCTTCCGGAACAGCTTGGCAATCTGCTCACGGATGAACTTCTTGCCAGCGAACTTCACGCAGATGGGAGCGGGGCCACCATCCATACGGATACCACCCAGCATCTCATGGCCGCTGTTCATTGCCTCATCATACACTTCCTCAAACATATCCTCAACAGAGGGCATCTCATCAATGTGGCCATCCTGAACGGAGTTTTCATAGCCACCCAGAACATAGGTGTAGGCACCCTCAACATTGCTCAGGGCACTCTTCTGATGCTTGGTCAGGGTCCTGGTTTCGGTCTTGGGCTCCTCAACCTCAACTTCCTCAACGGACTTCTTGAAGGTCTTGCGAAGGGTGGTCATAGCATACATGTGGTTGTTACCCTCAGAATCAACCAGAACTGCAGTGGTACCATCGTTGATAGCCTCAACAAAAGTGTAAACCTTGGAAGCATTCTTGCGGCTGGTATAGGTGATAATGGTCTTTTTCATTGTATTCAATCTCCTTTTCAAATGTCCGGGTGTTCCGGTCTGTAGGGGTTTTCCTCTTTACAATCATGATTATACGCTTGTCTCAAGGAAAAGTCAAGCATTATTTTCAAGTTTCTTGAAAAATTTTTGAGAAACCTCTCAAGTGTTGGAATTTCCAAGGGGTTGCCATAGGCTTCAAGCCTCCAGCGCACCCTTCTTCATGGAATTGCGGCCATCGGTGTACCCGGTATCAAAAGCACCCTTGTCATACCCGGTGTGCTTGACACCCATACGGCTGTTTACACCAGTGTGGGGGAACTTCTCAGTGAACTTGTCTTTGACATCCTCAGGCACGATAATGGCCAGGGCCTTGCTCTGTGCACCCAGACCATCCTTCAGACCTCTCATGAACCCTGCCCAATAGCAGTTAGCCACGCCGTGAGCACTGCGGCCCTCTTTCCGGGCAATACGCTCCTGACGGCAACCATTGGTGCGCATAGTCTTGTAGAGATAATTGAAGACGCCCACACAGGTATCCACATCACCCTCACGGCCAAAGAAGTGAACATCAGTGCCCAAATAGATGGCCTTGCAGCGGAAATTGGGGGCCAGGATAGCCGCCAGCTGACCTCTGTACCCATTATTGTTGGGGTGCTCAGCCTTGAGGAGCTTGTACTGAATGACCTCCTCAGAAGAGAGGGCAGACAGGTCCAGATTGTACTGGGCAATCAGTTTCTGGGCCTTCATAGCAGCAGCCTTTGCTTCCTGCTCAGAAGGGTTATTGCCTGCCAGGGCCAGCAACTTCTGGACTTTCTCCAGCATCTTGTTCATATCAGTCATCTTGTGTTCCTCCTTAAATGATTGTTGAGGTTGCATTTCTCAGTGCGCTTTCCTCTTGAGCCTCGTGAGGTGGGAGGGGCTTGTCCACATTCTGTTTTATCCTCAACTGTTCCTTACAGTCATGATTATACTACCAACTTGAGGGGAAGTCAAGCACAAATTTGGATTTTCCTCAAAAATTTTTAGCTCAGGACAAAACCCACTTCAAGGAGCTTTCCAGGAAGTCATAGGTGTTGTGGATACGGTTGGCAAACTTGGGATTCTTGGCATTGGTCTGAGTTCCCATATCCGGGTCAAAAGTCAGCAGCTTTCTTTGCTTGGTCCACAGGTACAGGGTATTGGTATTCAAACCCAGCTCAGCACGAAACAGGCCAATCTTCATCCCAGTGAAGGCCCGCAGCTCAACAACAGGCTGCTCAGTCACAGTCTTGCTGTACCACCGCTTCAGGGTCTTGGGGGATACAAACTTGTCCTCGCAGTTGGCCATATCAACCAAGCAAACCTTCTCACCCATTGTAATCATGGGGTTAAGGATGTATTGACGATTGTCATGGGTGTTGGTATAGATGTAATTCATGATTGAACCTCCTCAGTGTGGTTTGGTTTCCCAAGACCAGGTTGCCCTGGTTTCGGCTGGTTACCATCCAGCTCTCATCAGTTGGGGTTTACACCTCTCTTGTTCAGCTCCTCAACAATCCCCACAATCATATTGAGGTAGAACAACTCACCAGTTTCAGAAGCAAGGCCCTTCAGGGTTTTCAGACTGTTGGTCAGCTCTTCAGTAGTGTATTTCTCAAACATTTTGTAGTCCTCCTTGTTTTATCAGGTGTTCCTGTTCCTTACAATCATGATTATACTACACATACAAGAAAAAGTCAAGCATAAATTTGTAATTTTTCAAAGAAATTTTGAAAAAGTCCCCGCAAAGGCTCTCAGCCTCCACGGGGACTGTGCTTTTCTTTTCCTGTTTCCTTATCACAGCCCCCCTTTCTTCAACAGGGCCTCAATAGCCTCCAATTGCCGGTCAACCTCCCCTACATGATACAGGCTGACCTTCCCAAAAAGGCTGAACTCAGTTGCGCTTTGACATTCAATCCTTGCAGATTTGAGATGGGACAAGATGCTTTCATAGTCCTCCTTGGAAAACAACATACACTCAGTCATTACAATCTCCCTTCTTCAGCAAATCTTTGGTGGCTTTCAGCTGTCGCTCAGTCTCACAAAGCAAAAGTTTCGTTTCTTTCATCAGTCTTTCAATCTCGCAAAGATAGTGCTCAATGCCTCTAGCGTCTCTGTTGTTGGTTTCAGTCATACTCTTCAACCACCTTTTCTTTGGCATTCTTTGTTGTGCTCTTGGCAACAATCGTTGAGGGCTGTAGAGAGGACAGCACAAGCTGCCCGCTGTCCATAATCAACACCCCTCTGGTTCTACGACCATATGTGGAGTCAATCGCCGTTCCCTTGTCCTTGGCATCCTGAACCATACGCTTTATGGGGGCTGACTCAGGGCTCACAATGGCAACAACCCGGTCTGCGGATACAAAGTTGCCCAACCCAATATTGATTGTGTTCATTGCTCACCCTCCACCTTGCTCAGCAGCTCCTCAATAGCAGCCGCACCCTCAGATGCATACTTGTGAATACAGCACGACAACCTGTCAGTGTAGCTGTCTCCAACCATCATAGGGAACATATTGGCCAGCCATCTCAAGGATTTTGCTATCCTCTTGTAATCCATAGTCTCACCTCATATCAAACATGTGGATGTGGTCAACATTGTACACACCGCTGTCGGCCTGAATCTTCAACCAGTTGCTTTCCCCTTTGAAAAGCTCATAGAACATGGTTTCAACAAACAAGTCAGTGTTCAGGCCCTTCCCATAGTCCTGAATGGCTACCACTGAGCCATCTTCCTCCTTGTACAGTGTCCGTCTGACAGGTTCACCCTCAGCTGTGGTCATGAACCAAACCTCTCTAGTGATACCGCTACCAAGTGGCTCAGAGCTTTCCATGGTTTGGAATGACAAAGGGTTCAATTTCATAGGCGTAGCAACCTCCTCAATATCTGGTATTGTGCTTTGATGCTTCTTCCTGAACTCCTTGAAGCACATGTATTCAGAGTACCCTTGTGTCAATTTGCAGTACACATAGTACAGATGCCGGGCTTTCTTTGTCCCATAGAACTCCACCTCAACAAGCCCACGGAAATACCCCCGTTTTGTAAAATCAATCCAGTAGTATTCTTCCTGTATCAGCTGCTTGAAAACATGCCGGGCAAGGTTTGGATTTTTGGCTTCAATAGTACGCTCTTCCCAATCATGCATGTTCTTTCTGGTACCATTCTTTGTTGTTATGAGCGCAACCATGTGGTACCTGTTCACAATTTCTCAAAATCCTCCTTCTTGAAGGGTTTGCCATTGAGCAGGATTTTGTACCCGGCTGATTTCATCTGATTCCTGACTCTGGCAGGGTACACACAAGACTTGTACTTGGTGCTCATTACTGTCTTGCCGTCCCGGTCTTTGACCTCAAATTTCATGGTACACCTCTTCATATGTACCGTCACGCCAATATACATTCTCACGCACCCAGCCATTCTTCTGGTAGGTGACAACCACAATCTTGTCTTTGAAAATAGAAGTCCTGGTGTGCTCTCCCAGCTCATTGGTTCCGAGCAGCATATACTTGGTGGTGTGGTACTTGTCCATGAGCTCAATCATGGAACTCAGGTCATTGGGGTTAATGTTGATAGTGTCGTTCATTTGTTGTCCTCCTTGGCAGGATTGATTTTGATGAGGTACATATCCCCATTGAGGACACGGGCAGCAATCGGATAGCGAAGACGCTTGATTGCGGCATGGTAGCTGCTTTGAGCAGAAGATGCATTGGCATACTCCCCAGGAGCCATCACGCAGCGGACAGCCAGAGCATCACTGCGCATAAACTCATCAAGGATTGTCTGGAGCTTGGCGGGCTTGTAGAGCTTGTTCACGGTTTCTGGATTTACAGGCTCAAACTTCATGTTGAATCCCTCCTATGTGGTTTTCAAGATAGTGGTTTCCCACGACACCCCGGTTGGTTGGGGTGTTTCGGCCAGTTACCAGCTGAGCCATCATCAGGCGGGATTCAGATTCACAACTTCAACCACATTGCCGTTGAGCATCTTGTGGAAGTACAGCTTGCCGTTGTAGGAAACAATGCGTATGGTGTAGCAACCTTTTGCTGTGTAGAAGTTATTGACTTTGATGATTGTGCCTTCTCTCAACATCCTGATGGTCTCAGGCTCATTGCGCTGAGCGGCTCTCAGCTCCTTATTGTACAGGGCCAGGGCCTCAGTCCAGGTCAGCTCAGTAGGATAATTGTCTTCAGGATTTTGGTACAGAAGCGGCTGCCAATCTCCAGAAGTGGTTCCAATACACTTCCCGCTTGGAAGGTCAATCCCGCAGCCATCATACTTGGGGTTTTCATAAATCAGGTTTTGCAGCTCTTCAATAGTCTTCAGCATAGTGTCCTCCTCAGCCAATACGGTTTACCAGGGCATACAGGGTTTCATGGTCATTCCAGCTGATTTTGCCAGCCTGGAAGGAAGAATCAATCATCCCACAAAGCTCATCCACAGAAACTCCTTTGGCCATAGCCTCAACAATCTTCTTGAAAGTCATCGTTGCGTCCTCCTTGAGTGTTCTTTTCCGGGTACAGTCATAGCATACTACTTCATAGAGCAAAAGTCAAGAGGAATTTTGAAACTTTTGGAAAAATTTTGAAACTGTGGCGGCGCCAGGAGTTATTGCTTGGGCTTGTTGAAATTCTCACAGATAGTCACTTGTGTGTAGTCCTCATTGGTCACAAGCACATTATGGTTACGGATAACAGCACAAGGCGTGCGTGGGCCATCTTTGTTGATTGTGGTCTCAATGAATCCTTCCCAACGGTCAGGAGAGGTCTGATGAGTCAGGGTGACACGGGCATAAGGAGAGGTTGTGAGCATGCCTTCAGTGCTGAATGTGGTATAGGCACGGCTGGTGGTATTGTTCTTCTTCATCTCCTCAACCAGCGTGAAGATATTCTCACTGGCTTTGGATACAGCATCAAGCAGCTGGCTGAGAGGGTATGTGACATTGAGCTTCATTATGGTATTCTCCTTGGATGTAGTTTCCGGGCTCAATCATAGCATACTCCCAAGAGTTGGAAAAGTCAAGAAGAATTTTCACAGCGGGAGTGAGTTTTTGATATATCAAAAAGTGTAAAAATAGTCTCAAGATGGGTCAAGGAATTTGTTGATATATCAATTTTGCAAAAATAGGTATAAAAATAGGCGTAAACACGAAAAAGTGTGCTTGAAGGTTCAAGCATTTTACTCCAGGAAGTAATAGTAAAATAGGCGCAATTTCCCAAGAATCTTGGGGCAAATTATGAGACTATTTTTACACTCTATCGCCGGAGCTAACGAAAAAATAGGGGTGGGAGAGAGGTGAACGTGTTCCCAAGATTGAAAAGTAAAATTAAAAATAGGCGAATTTATTGAGAATGAAATCTAAAAATAGGTATAAAAATAGGCGGAAAGTGTAAAAAGTGCTCCTGAGAGTTCAAACATTTTACTTCAGGAAGTAATAGTAAAATAGGATTTTTCACTCAAGATTCACTCAAGATTCCCAACGCCTATTTTTACACTCTATTATTAGAGGTAATAGAAAATAATATAAATAGAAATATAATATACTATTTATTATATATAAAAGAAATAGGACTAAAAATAGGCGGGATTTTCAAGGCCGCTGGACAAACATTGGGAAAAAGTTTCGTTTTCTCACTTTTTCACCAATGAAGCTTCACCACCATTTTCGTTCACTTGAGTGTGATTATGAGACTATTTTACCTATTTTTGCATATCCCCGTGAGGTAATATCAAGGAATTTTCCGTGGTTTCGCCTATTTTTAGGGGTGAGTGAATTTCCCCGTGGAGTAATATCAAGGCCGGGAGGCTTTCAATGGTCAAGAAAATTGCCCAACCGTACAGGGAAAACTCGAAAAAAGGCGCAACTTGTATGCGATTATGAGGGCTTGAGTGTATTTTTCCGGGTTTCGATACGCCGCCGTAATCGCTCCCAACTCACGATTATACCGCCGTAATAACGGAAAACTGAACAAATCTGGATACATGAACACTCACATGTTTTTTCGGTAAAATCGGCTGCGCCGGGTATAGGGCGTGCCCCCTGGGCATCGAATTTTTATTTATTTTGAGAGTAAAACTCAAGAAAAATCGATAAAATCGCACAAGATTTGTTTATTTTGGGAGTAAATGCTTTACTTTTCCGAATACTTATAGTAATATAGGTGAAGAACGGGAAACCTGTTGAAACTACAAAGAAGGGAGGGTGTACATGGCCAAAAAGAAAATCATCATTGACGCACCAAAGAAGCCTGTTGTGCGGTACATCCTCAAGGATGAGCGACACTTGGAGTTGGACTTGAGAGGCATCAGAAATCCACACAACCCTTTCAATGGACGGTTGAACCCCTCCAAGGGTATGAAGCGGAAATTCTTGAGTCCGGAACATTTGCAGTGTATGGTCAATGAGTATTTTGAGAGCTGCAACGGGCCTTTGATTGACAAATGGGGTCAACTTGTGTATGACAAACAAGGAAACCTTGTAAAAGTCCAAGTCAAACCATACACTGTGTCAGGGTTGTCGTTGTATTTGGGAATATCAACTGATACTTTCAGAAAATACAAAAGCGGAAAGATTGACGACATCTTGGATGAGATGAAAGCTGAGACAGATGACAGGCTCACTTTTGCCAAGGTGATGACCAATGCCAAACAGACCGTTGAAGCCTATGCTGAAAGACGACTGTATGACAAAGAGGGTCAAAGAGGCGCTCAATTTGTTCTCGACTGCCAATTCAATTGGGTTGGACATAAGGAACAGGCCGACATCAAGAAAGCCAAAGCCGATTCTCAGCTGCGCCGGGATGAGTTTGAGCTCAAGCGCAGACTGATTGATGAAGGTAATGAGGATGATAACCTGACCATCAACATTGTGAGAGGAAGGAGGGACACTGATGAAACTTCCTGAGAATATGGTCTATGATAAGACTACAGAAACCATTTTTGTGGCAACTCCTTCTGATATTGTTCGGTTCAACAGGACGCAGCTGGGGAGAGCCAAGACCAATCTGCTCAATGCTCAGAAGCGTGGAGACAGAAAGGCTGTGGCAAATATCCAGCGCAAGATGGCCATTTACCAGTATACCATTGATATGGCCCAGAGGTACATTGCTGAGGGTGAGTACATCGCCAAGCAAATCGCTGAGGCCGGGAACTGAGCATGATTCACGGTTTTGAAAACATGCAGAAGTAGTTTCCAATACTATGTCTTACTGTTTCCAAAACTACACAATCAACAGTCCAGAGCATGATTCCACAATATCCAAAACAGTATGATACGGTTTTCAATACTATGTCTGCTTGTTTTGGAAATCTCAAATCAAGGGGGTGAGCTTGGTGACTGTGGACAAGGAAGTCAATCCCCGGTTTGAATCCTTCCTCTTTGATTGGGATTACAAAACATACTTGCTTGTGGGCGGGTATGGCTCCAGTAAATCCTACCACATTGCACTCAAAATCATCCTCAAATGCCTGCGAGAGAAGCGCAAGGTGTTGGTTGTCCGTGAGGTGTTTGACACTATCCGGGATAGCTGCTATGACCTGCTTGTTGAGATTTTGGAAGAGCTGGACCTGATTGGTACGAGTAAACACAAAGTGCGCTGCACCACAAGCCCGATGACCATCAAGTTTCCCAACGGTTCCAAAATCATATTCAAGGGCATGGACAAGCCCACAAAGCTCAAGTCAATCAACGGTGTTTCCATTGTCTGGCTTGAGGAGTGCAGTGAAATCAAATATGCCGGTTATAAGGAGCTGCTTGGCCGTTTGCGTCATCCCACCCTCAGCCTTCACTTTATTCTCTCTACCAATCCTGTGGGCACGGAGAACTGGGTGTATCAGCACTTCTTCAAGAGAATTGATGAGGACGGGAACGAACATGTGACCTTGGATGACAACTTGTTGTATCAGCGCAGAACTATCGTCAAGCATGGGGTTTACTACCATCACAGCGTTGCTGATGACAATCTGTTCCTGCCTCAGTCCTACATCGAGACCCTGGACCAGATGAAGGAATATGACCCTGACCTGTATAGGATTGCCCGCCTGGGCCGTTTCGGCCTGAATGGTAGGAGGGTACTGCCCCAGTTTGAGGTGGCCAAGAGTCACAACGAGGTGCTCAGGGCTGTACAGTCTATTCCGGCCAAGTTCCGGTTTGTGGGTATGGACTTTGGTTTTGAGGAATCCTACAATGCTGTTGTACGGTTGGCTGTTGATGACAAGAACAAATACTTGTACATTTATTGGGAATACTACAAAAACGGTATGACCGATGACAAGACAGCCAAGGAGCTGGCCAAGGAAGGTCTGGACCATGAGCAGATTGTGGCAGACTGTGAAGACCCCAAGGCAATTGCTTTCTATCGCCAGAACGGCTTTAGGATGCGGGGTTGCCACAAATTCCCCGGCTCCAGACTGGCGAATACCAGAAAAATCAAAAGATTCCACAAGATTATCTGTTCCCCCAATTGTCCGAACACAATCAGAGAGTTGTCCACACTCATCTATGCCAAGGACAAGCAGGACAGGCCCATTTATGACCAGTTCAATATCGACCCTCATACATTCTCCGCAATCTGGTATGCCTTGGACAACTATGAGGTGGCCGATGTGAAGGAAATTCCCAGAAACAGCAGGAGGGGTGCAGCGTGAAAAAAGGAAAACGCTTGATGACCAAAACCAGGCTGATTCAAATCACCCGGTTCATCTTCGTCACAACGCAAATCTCAGCCCTGATTTGGGTGTTCACCAGCTATGGGATTGCGATTTATTCCACAGTCAAGCTGGGACAGGTCTACACCATGGCAGAGCTTTCTGAGCCCGCAATCCACACTATTCTGGGGGTGGGGTTTCTGAAGGTTTTGGAAAATATCTTCGAACACAACGAAGGAGTTGTGTTTGGAAAAAGCAAAGGGGGTGAAGCAGATGGACAAGGTGATTAAGCGGTTGGCCAATCTTCTGTCTGTGAAGTCTTTGGTGACGCTGTGCCTGACTGTTGTTTTTGCGGTCATGGCGCTGAACGGAGCTATCAGCCAGGACTTTATGACCATTTACGCTGTCATCATTGCGTTCTATTTTGGCACTCAGAGCCAGAAACAGCAGGATGCACTTGATGCCAACTCTGGTAAGGAATGAGACCGATGCCGCCCTGTTTGGGGTGTGATTCTCGCTCTGAGCTCTGCCATAGGAGCTGTACAGAGTACAAGACTTTCAAGGAGGAGCTTGAGAGGGTAAAAGCTGAGGAGTGCAAATGCAGCCCAGTTGAAGGATACACTTCAGAACAAATTCTGAAACGCATGCACCGCAACTTTATGCAAACTGAAAAACGCAACAGAAAACGATTTTGAAAGAGGTGAGAACATGGCTGACAAATCACAAGCATCGGTTGATGTCACAAGGCTTTTGAACATTCCTACCAGCATCATCAAGGCTGAGTTGGAGGGCCTGTATGGCACAAATGTCCTGAAGGATATGTACGAGGTTATCCAACTGTACAATGTGTATGAACACGGTGCCCCCTATATACAGGAAGGTCAGCTGGACTACACGCCTGCAGACCTGAGATACAAGACAACCCGCTCCCTGCTGGACAAGGAAGTGCGCTTTTTGTTCTCCAAATCCCCGGATTTTTACGTGGATGTAGACCTGAGTGGGAACAAAGAGGAGCGGGAAGCAGCCAAGGGTGCAGGAACCATTTACCAGACCTTGATTGATACTGTTCTGGAGGAAAACGGCTTCAATAACGCTCTGCTCAAGGCTGCCAAGGATTGCTTCATCAGCAAGAGAGTGGCCCTGATGTTCAACATCAACGAGGATAGTGGAATTCAGGTCAGTTTCCTTCCCAGCCTTGAATTTGTGTACGATGTTGACCCCAACAACGCCAACATTCTGACCAAGATTGTGGCATTTTACGGGTTGAACAACGAAAAATCCAAGGTTGACCAGCGCATTTACAAGAAGAAGTACTGGATGCAGAATGGCCTGTGCTACTACTCTGAGAATGTGTACAATGGCATGGGACAGCTGGTTGAGGAAATCCAACCTGACACGCAGACCCGGTTCACCTTCATTCCTGCTTGGGTCATCGTAAATGATGGTTTAACGGGTGACCTGATTGGCGTTTCGGAAATCTCTCAACTAAAGGACTATGAGAGCTGGTATAGCCGTTTGGCCGCAGCCGATATGGATGCAGAGCGCAAAGGCATGAACCCCATACGTTACACTGTGGATGCCTCTCCTGAGTCCACCAAGGGGTTGTCCATTTCCGCAGGAGCTTTCTGGGATTTGTCCACTGACCAGAACCAGGCTACAGAAAGAACAGCTCAGGTGGGTGTGTTGGATTCTCCCATGAGCTATTCCGCTCCTCTGGGGACTACTCTGGACAGAATCAAGAATACCATGTATGAGCAGTGCGCTGTTCCCAATGTATCTCCTGAAGCTCTGAAGGGTGTTGTATCCTCTGGAAAGACCTTGAAGGCCATTTACTGGGATTTGGTTGTCCGCTGCAATGAGAAGATGCTTGCGTGGCGGCCCGCACTTCAGTTCCTTGGTAAATGTATCATTGAGGGTGTACGGCTGTATCCCAAGGCTGGCCAATTCTACATCGATGAGGCTCTGCCTGATGTTGGGTACACTATCCGGGTTGATAACCAGTATTCTCTGCCTGAGGATGAGCAGGAGGAGAAACAGACTGACTTGGCTGAGGTCGCCGCTCAGACTATGAGCCGCAAATCCTATATGAAGAAGTGGCGCAACCTGACTGATGATGAGGCTGAGGAGGAGCTGAGACAGATTGCTCTTGAGCGGCAAATCCTGGAAGATGCCTTCACTGAACCTCCCATGGAACCCAATCCTGATGAGCCTGTGGAGCCTACACCCGGTGAAGAGCCTCCTGAGCCCAACCCTGATGAGCCCAACCCTGAACCGATTGAGGAATGAGGTGAACTGTTTTGTCTTCAGCTGATTTTTCAAGCAAGGCTGTAAAGCGGAACATGACCCGGAGCACCGGGAAACTGAATCTCAGAACTGCGGAACAGGAGCGTGTACGGCTTACAGCTGCCCAACAGAAACAGATTCAGAGGCTGTATGAGAACGCAGCCAAGGAAGTAGCCAAGAAAGCAGAGCAAGCCCCAAGAGTGCCATCAGACGCACTCAGAAAGCAGTATCTCAATCAACTCCAGAATCAGCTCAATGAGGAGCTGGACAAAATCCGGGGTGAGATTGAATCCACTGTTAAGGGTAACATGAAGAAAACGGCTGAGGCTGTTGTAGGAGACAATATTGACTTCTTGAAGGAAGTTGGTATGCCAATACAGGGTGCCTTTTCTCACGTACCTGACGAGGTTGTGCGTGCTGTGGCTACAGGACAGCTTTATGAGGGTAAATGGAGCCTGAGCCGGGCACTTTGGAGAAACACCAGGAGGACACAGAGAGATGTCCAGAATGTGGTTGCCCAGGGTATTGCTCAAAACAAGAGCGCATACGACATTGCCAAGGATTTGGAGAAGTATGTTGACCCTTCAGCCAGGAAGGATTGGGACTGGTCCAAAGTCTATCCGGGAACGGCCAGAAAAGTTGACTATAGTGCTCAAAGACTTGCCCGCACAATGGTTTCCCACGCCTATCAACAGAGCTTTGTGAGAACCACACAGAAAAATCCCTTTGTCACAAAATACAAATGGGTGTCCTCAGGAGGCGCACGCATGTGCGAGATTTGCGCAGAGCGTGATGGGGTTGAATACTCCAAAACAGACCTCCCATTGGACCACCCCAATGGTATGTGTACATTCGTTGCTGTTATTGAAGACAGCATGACTGACATAGCAGATAGGATTGCTGACTGGGCACTTGGAGGTTCAGACCCAGAGCTTGATAATTGGGCTGAATCCCTGTATGAGCAGCAAGGGATTACACCTGAATCTGTAAAAGGTTCTGTACACTACCAGACTATGTCTCAATCACAATTTGATATGTTCTCAAGTCAGCAACAAGTTACTCAAGAAGATTTGGATGTTCTTCACGATTGGTATGTACATACAGGGCAATCTTTTACAGTGAATGAAATCCTGAGGACAGGTGGGTATCAATCTTCAGAATTCAAAGATGCTGTATCTGTTATGTCAAAAGTTTGCAACTCCAATACTATCCCCATGGATTGTAAACTATATAGGCGAGTTGATGATGAATATCTGGATGCAGTTTTTGGGGTTGACTCTTTCTCATTTTTGAATAAAATGAGAAATGGTACACTGACCTCAGAGATGACAGAACAGTTTATGTCTGATTTGAATAACAAGATTTCAGACCAGTCTTTTACAGAAAAATCTTTTTTGTCTACTTCAGCTGTAGCTGAGAAAAGGGCATATGTTAAAAAACCTGTAAGCATAGTCTTTGAAACTAATGCTGGTAAAAGGGGTTATGTGACTGATAACAAAGCAGAAAGTGAAGTGCTTTTTGCACCAGGTCAAAAGTATGAATTCACGGGGGCAAGAATACTTGAAGAGGACATTGAGGGTACAAAAGTAAATACCCTTGAGCTGGTTGCCAGGTTTCTTTCTGATTGACCTGAACATCAAATGGAGGATGCTTTATATGAACAAGAAAATCATACCTTTTCCCAATAAGCAAGCCCCGCAGAAAAAGGTGGCCAAGCTCCCTATGCCTGATAACAATACAGTTTGTGACCTTTGTCACTACCAGTTTCAGGTCAGCCGGGACACACTCAAGGAGGAGAATGTTACCCTTGAAAAAGACGGTCTGGCTCACGATGTTGTGCTGACCTATTTGTA